ATTAATGGTGCTATTGCCATGGATGGTGCAATTACTGGTGCTACTAATATTACTTTATCAGGTGAGTTAGACGCAGCTACTTTAGATATTTCTGGAAATGCGGATATAGATGGAACTACAAATTTAGACGCTGTTGATATTGATGGTGCAGTTCAATTAGATTCAACATTTACAGTTGGTGTTAATGATACAGGTTATGATGTTAAATTCTTTGGAGCAACTTCTGGAGCTTACATGCTTTGGGACGAATCTACAGATGATTTAGTATTAGCAGGCGCAGCAAAATTATATTTATACGATGCAGCAGGTGGTGAATATATTTCATCTTCAGGTTCTGCATTAACTTTATCTTCTGGAGGTACAGCATGGGAATTACCAGCAGCAGATGGTAGTGATGGTCAGGTTTTAAAAACCGATGGTTCTGGAAATCTAGACTGGACAACCATGAGTGCAAACACTCCAAGTTCTGCTGATGGACAAGCATTAGGTTCTGCTTCGTTAGAATGGTCAGATTTGTTCTTAGCAGATAGTTCTACTATTCAGTTTGGTAATGATCAAGATACAACTTTAACACACACAGATGGAACAGGTTTAACTTTAAACTCTACAAACAAACTTTGCTTTAATGATACTAGTCAATTTATACAGGGATCAAGTAATGCTATATTAGCTCTTGGTGCAACAGATGAAATAGATTTAACAGCTACAGCAGTAGATTTAAATGGTACTCTTGATGTATCAGGAAATTCACAATTCAGTGGTACAATAACAGTTGGTGTTGATGACACAGGATTAGATGTAAAATTTTTTGGTGCTTCTGCTGGTGCATACATGGAATGGGATGAAAGTGAAGACCAACTTAGAATTATGGGAGCATCTGCGGATGCGACTACTAGTACAGGTAAATTGCTTTTAGCTACATCTTTAACAGATATTAATGCAAATGACGTAATAGGAAAAATAGACTTTCAAGCTCCACATGAAGCTGGAGGAACAGACGCTATTACTGTTGCTGCTTCCATTCAAGCTCTTGCCCAAGCTACATTTAGTTCTTCTGTCAATGCGACAGATTTAATATTTTATACAGGGCATTCAGAAGCCGCTACAGAAAAATTTAGATTTACCTCTCAGGGAGAGATAGGTATCGGAGGTGCCAATTATGGTACTGATGGACAAGTATTAACATCTGGTGGTGCAGGAGCAGCTCCTGCATGGGAAGATGCTTCTGGTGGTGCTGATCCTCCTTCTGCTGACGGCGATACTTTAGGTACAGCTTCTGCTGAATGGAGTGATTTATATCTTGCGGATGGTAGTGTAATATATTTTGGTAATGACCAAGAAATAACTCTTACTCATGCTGCTGATGATGGTTTAATTTTAAAACACGTTGGAACAGGTGATGGTAAAGAACCATCTCTAACTTTCCAGGCAGGTGATAATGATATCGCTGTCAATGATGTATTAGGTTCTATATTCTTTCAGGCTCCAGACGAGGGTGCAGGAACAGACGCAATAGCAATCGCTGCTGGTATTGAAGCAGTAGCAGAAGGTGACTTTAGTTCATCTTCAAACGCAACTTCTCTAGTATTTAAAACAGGTGCTTCAGAAGCTGCAACTGCAAAAGTAAAAATTACAAGTGCAGGTCATTTAGTTCCTAACGCTGACGACACATACGATCTAGGTACAGCTTCATTACAATGGAGAAACATATACACTGGTGACTTAAATTTATCTAATATGTCTAAAACAGAAGGTAATAAAGTTGATGGCACAAAAGGAAATTGGACAGTACAGGAAGGTGATAAAGACTTATACTTAATCAATAACAATTCAGGCAGGAAATATAAGTTTAAATTAGAGGAGATTTAATTATGGCAATAATCTCTAATGCAGTTACAATCGCGGATGCCGGAGCATTTTCAGTAAATCTTGGTTCATTAACTCATATTAAAACTTTAACAGCATCTTCAGATTCTACTATTAGCTTTGTTGATGGTACATCAGATGTGGTCTTGGATGATACTTATCCTATTTATTTATTTAAAATTATTAATATACATCCATCAGCTACTCAAGATTTTAGATTTCAAGGTAATGCAGCTGGTGGTAGTGGTTTTAATGAAACTATTACTTCTACTCACTTTAGGTCATATAATAATGAAGCTGGTGACACCACTACTCTAGCTTATGGTAGTTCATATGATTTAGCACAAGGAACTGGTGTACAAATATTATTTAATGGTGTTGGGGCAGATAATGATCAATCAGCATCAGGAACTTTATATTTATTTAATCCATCTTCAACAACTTTTGTAAAACATTGGATATGGCAAGGAACACAATATCAAAGTTCAGATTACAATATAGTTCACTATGCAGCAGGATATTTTAATACTACATCTGCAATAGATGAAATACAATTTTCACCATCTACAGGAAACATAGATGTTGGCACATTCAAACTCTATGGAATTAAGGATTCATAATGGCTGTAGTATCAAACGGAACAACTTTAATAGACGCTGGTGCTATAAGTGTAACAACTGGTGCCCTTGTTCTTATAAAAACCTTAACTGCCTCATCATCTTCAACTTTAACTTTTTTAAACGGTAGTTCAGATGTTGTTTTTGATTCTACTTATAAGGAATATATTTTTAAGCTGATTGGTACTCATCCTAGTGGTGATCCAGGAATTATAAGTTTTCAAGCAACTACAGATGGAACAAATTATAATACTACTGTAACAAGCACTTACTTTAGAGCCTTTCATGATGAAGGGGATACCTCTACAGGACTTGCTTATGCAGGGGGATTTGACCATGCACAAGGAACAGCAGTCATAAATTTAGATTCGGGTAGTGGTAATGATAACGATCAAGCTAGTTCTGGATCATTAAGAATATTTAATCCTAGTAGTACAACATTTGTAAAACATTTTATTGGACAAGTTTTAGATAGTAATGATGGAGATTTTAATCATAATGTATTTACAGCTGGATATTTTAATACAACAAGTGCTATTACAGGAATTAGATTTTCTATGGATTCTGGAAACATAGACGCAGGAACAATCAAACTTTATGGAGTAACTTAATGGGATTAATTTCAAACGGAACAACAATATTTGACGCTGGAGCTATGGCTGCTGGTGGTAGTATGATATTTATTAAAAAACTTACAGCTTCTAGTTCTGCAACTATATCCTTTGTTGATGGAACAAGTGATGTTGTTCTTGATAATACTTACAAGGAATATTTATTTACTTTTAAAGATATTCACCCAGGTACTAACGATGCAGACACTTTAATATTAGGATCTACTGATGGTGGATCAAATTATAATGCAACTATAACATCTACTTTTTTTCAGGCTTATAATAAAGAAGATGATTCAGCTACTGGTTTAAGTTACACAACAACAAAAGATGTTGCACAAGGAACATCTGGTGCACCTATTGAACACTCAGTAGGAAGCGATAATGATCAATCTTCTGCAGGTACCTTACATTTATTTAATCCATCTTCAACAACATTTATCAAACATTTTATTAGTAGGATGAATATATCTCATGCAGTTGATAACTCACAGGATATTTTTGCAGCAGGTTATTTCAATACTGCTTCCGCTATTAATGCTATTCAATTTAAAAAAGATACAGGCAATATAGACGCTGGAGATATTTGCCTTTACGGGATTAAATAAACATGATAAATAACACAAAAGGAAAAAACTATGCCAAGATATCATAACATTAACGGTAACAGAGTTCAGTTCACAGCTGAAGAAGAAGCTGCGAGAGATGCTGAAGAGCAAGCGTGGGCAGATGCTGCACCTGCTAGAGCTTTAGCTGACCTTAGAGCTAAAAGAAATAGACTCTTAGCTGAAACTGATTTTTACGCTTTATCTGATGTAACTCTTTCTGATGATATGACAACATACAGACAGGCCCTACGCGATTTGCCCGCAGGCAAAGACACTGTTTCAAAGTGTGAAAATGCAACATGGCCAACTAAACCATAAGGCATAAACTATTATGCTACAAAAAATTAACATTCAGCCAGGATTCAATAAACAAGTCACAGCGACTGGCGGCGAGGGCCAATGGGTTGGTGGTGATTATGTTAGATTTAGATATGGTACACCTGAAAAAATAGGAGGTTGGGCTCAGTTAGGAGACAATACTCTTACAGGTAGAAATACAGCACTTCATCATTTTGTTAATGCGTCAGGAATTAAGTACGCAGCAATTGGTACAAACAGATTTTTATATGTATATTCTGGAGGAGCATTTTATGACATCACTCCTATTAAAGCTACAACAACATTAACCAACGCTTTTACAACAACGAATGGTGATGCAACGGTTACAATCACTTTTGCATCTGATCATAACATTACTAAATACGATATCGTTCGTTTAGACAATTTTACTGCCATTACTGATTCTGATTTTAGTTCTGGTGATTTTGATGACACTAATTTTATGGTGACAACAGTTCCAACTGCTACAACAATTACCATTGAAATGGGATCAGCTGAATCTGGATCAGGAGCTAGTACTTCTGGTGGAATAAGAGTTCAACATTTTTATTCAATAGGACCTGCGGTTGAAGAATCAGCTGCTGGTTGGGGACTTGGATTATGGGGTGGTACTGTTGCTGGAGAAATTACAGATACACTAGACGGAGCATTAACTTCAGGTTCATCTAGTATTGTTTTAGATAATTCTGCAGGAATGCCTGCTTCAGGAACTGTTTTAATAGACAGCGAGCGTATTGCTTATACGACAAATACTACTGGTACAGGAACTTTATCAGGACTAACTAGAGGATCAGATAACACTACCGCTGCATCACATAGTGATGGAGCAACGGTTACTGACGCATCTGATTATACTAAATGGGGTGCTTCGCAAACTGGAGACGTAGTCACGGCCCCTGGTCTATGGTCCCTGGACAATTTTGGAAATAAACTTATTGCAAC